AGGGTGTTCAGGTATCCGTACTGCGGCAAGCCGCTGGCCTCGAATGGCACCGCAGTGTCGATGATTTCGCCCAAGATGGCATCAGCGCTCATAGCTTGTTCAGCACTAATAACGATGCTGCAACTGACATCGCGGCTCGTCGCGCGGCGCGTTATCTTGTAAGTGCCGTCAAAGTTGTATTCCCTCAGCGTCCGGCTCTTCCGGTTGGATTCGGCGCCGTACTGCGTTCCCCCGAAGACTCCGTCTCCGATGAACTGGCGCCAATCACCAAACTTAATCGTCCCGATCGCCACTCTTCCCCCGGGCCCTGCGGTGATGGTGATCGTCACCTCAGCATCCGGGGATAGGGGAACATCATCGAACGAGATCTGGTCAGTCTTGGTTAATGGCGAAAAGAGGAGCTCATAGAACCCGGCCGCCTGGCTGTACAAGTCACCCGACCAAGAGCGCATTACTGGACCACTTGAGCCGTCACGAACCGCGATGTTGTAGCTTGAGCCCTCAGCGCCGTAGACCGACACCCCGTTGAAGAACCCGGGCTTCACCACGTAAGTCATTGAGCCAGTGGCAACCACCTTCGTATTCGAGTAGTCGTCGAACGGTGCCATGCGGTTTGTCGGCCCCACCCGGTACCAGTAGTTGCTGTCGATATCCGGCGCGGTGGAACGGCCCGAATGGGTTGCAGTACATCCCCACACGGAGCCGTTGTATGTACGCTCGTCGTTGATTGAGTAGCTGGCACCGGAAACCCATGCAACTTCGCCGTTCGCCACGTCAGGTTCGGGGATCGATGTCCCAGCCATGATCATGTTGGCTGTGACATCAACCGGAACCATCACCCTTGCACTAGTCGTCACGCAACCTCCTTCGTCCTCACGATGCCAAACACATCGGCACGCATTGCGTTACCACCATCCGTAACGTTATCGACTTGCTCGGCAAGCTGTCCGGTACTACCGGCAGTCTTTTCCGTTGCGTCGGCCGTTCTGCTCGCCGCACTTTTCAGCTCGGCAACCTCAGTACGCAGCGCCCGAATCTCGGCAACTAAAGCTTCATTGCCACCAGACCCCGCGCGCGCGCGAACAGACATCAGCGCCCGGTTATCCGCTGCCGGGATGATTCGCTCACCCTGGTGGACAAGCGCCGGCATCGTCTCCGGCACAAAGTTCGTGCCGACGGCGAATGGGTGCAGCTTCTTGTACTCATCCGAGTCCACGAACCTGGACTTGATCGTTTCCATTGAAGCGCCAGACTTCAGCCAGTAATCGAGCCCAGCTGCGTCTGCCGTACGCCCTAACAGATCGTGGTACAGCTTTTGTACCTGTGCCTCTGCCGAATTGGAGATCGCGTCAGTGATGGTCGACAGCGGCGTGCCACCTGCCGCAATGTTCTGCCAGTAGTCCAGCCCGGCAGCGTCAGGAGCACGACCAAGTGCAGACTGATACGTCGCCGCAATAGCTGACACACCAGCGACAGACGAATTTCCTTTAGCCGCAAGGATCGCAGTCCCCACCCCTTTGAGCGCTTGCTCGATATTTAGCCCTGTCGTGCTGATTCCCTTGAGCACATTGACCTGCTCTTGGGCCTTGGTCAGCATCAGGTCGTACTGCTCGACCTGCTTTTTGTCCAAGTCGAGCTGCGCTTGCTGCGTATCCAGCTGGTCGCCAGTGACGGACCCGAGTGCAGCAATGTCGTTCTTGGTCTGGTACAGGTCGCGCAAGTAATCCTGGTATGACCTGAACTGGCTCGACACGTCCTCCGTCACTACGCTAAGGGCTTTTTTCAGCGACGCCACCTGATCATCGGAAAGCGAACCACCGGCCTTCGTTATGGCTAGGTTGGCGCGAATTTCTGCCTGAGCCGCTTGACGTCGAGATAGCTCAGTTCCCGGCACTTTGAAGCTATCCAGGGTGCTGGCGATCGAATCCGTGAGCCCCTTCAGCCGGTTGACCGCCTCAGTCTCCTTGTCGATGCGCTTCTGCAGCAGATCCTTCTCGCGACCGACTATCCCCTGCAGCACTGAGTAGGCATTGTCGACGTTGTTAAGCAGGGCAGAGCCATCGCTCTTGACCTTATCGATTGCATCTGCCGCGGCTTGCAGATCCCAAAGTTTCTGGGTTGCGGCCCTCATTGCAGGGCTCAGGTCAGCCAAGGCAAGAGCATGCTGCCTCTCCAGCACCGTCGCTTCGCCCACCTTGTCGTTTAGCAGCTTGTAGGTCTGCGCTTGGATGTCCAGCAGGTCCCTGGTGGCTCCCCGCTGCGCATCGACAACCGTTTTAAATGCCGGTGCGATCGACATCAATTCGGTGTAGGCTTTTGCACCTGCCTCAGTCGTGGTGTCCAGGCAGACGACAAAATCTTGGAACACCTTTATCGCGTTCTCACCCGAGGACGATAGGCCATACTGTGCCAGCGTTGGGTCGATGCGAGACTTCAGCGCTGCGGCCTGCTCCTGTTCGCTGAAGAAATTGGTCAGGAAGTACTCGCCCTGACTGGTAAACTTATCCAGCCCACCGGCCAGCTGCACCAGGCGGTCGCGCGCGCCAGCAGAAGCTACGCCGACCTCGCCGAATGTCTTGCCAAACGACTGGAACACAATGTCGATCGTCTGGTATTCGGACCCAATGCGGGCCAGGGTCTCGAGGTAACCCTCGCCGACCTGCTGCAAATCCTGCAGGCCGCCTACGGCAAACTGCGCCAAGTCGTCGCCGAGCTTCGAGAAGATCGACTCCACTGCTTTTTGCAGATCGTCGCCCTTCAAATCCTTCAGGCTGACCTTGCCGATGTCGATTACGAAGCTATTCAGCTTGTTGGCGAAGTCGTCGCCCGAAAGTCCAAGCAGCTCACCAGCAGTCTTGACGCTACCCGCCAGGGACTTAATGACGGCAGCGAACTGAGTGTTTGCCGCAGCGCCAAGCGACTTCGAGTCCGTCCAATCTTTACCGCTACTGAACCAACCACCTGACTTGTGCATGTCGGCGTACTGCATACCGCTCACGCCCTTAGCTAGCGCATCAGCCAACGACGTTGGACTCAGCGTGAAGCCGGTGTCTGCCACCGAGGTCTTCCCGCCGAAGATGCTGCTCATCACGTTGCCGAGGAAGCCGCCGCCGAACGAGTTTGTTGTCGCCGCATACTTCCCGGTGACGTCGGTCGACCGTACCAGCTGGCTCGCGAAGCTGCCGATATTCGTATCGATGCTGCGCAGGGAGGCCAGCATGTTGTAGTTGATCGAAAGGCCCTGGTAGGTATTCTTCTCGACCGCATCGAGCGCGTTCTTGATCGACTCTGACTTCGCGTCGCCGTCGCCCAGCACCGACCCGGTACCCTGCTTCTTCTGGCGATCCTCTGACATGCCGACGCCGGCGCCGCCAACACTGCCCATTATCTTGGCGCCGATGCCAACGACGGCAGCAAGGGTAGCAGCACCCGCAGCCAGGTTCAGCGGGAATGGCATTGAGGCGATCGCCTTCACTACCGCGGTCACACCCCAAGCGCTCGCCTCAGTCGCAGCCAGGCCAGTTGATGCGGCGGAAGCCGTAGCCTCGCCGGACAGCTTCGCCGCATTCAACGCAGCATTCGCTGCCACCTCGGTCTCTTTGAAGAAGATCTTCTTCGTCATCGACTCGATGGCCATCACCATCTCAGCAGCCCGATAGGCCTTCTCGACACCTTGCAGAACTTGGTAGCCCTTCGAGTTTTTATCGAAGAAGCCCTTAGCTGCGCTGGCCATGTCGCCGTAGCTCTTGATCTGAGCTTGAGCGGAAGCCTCGGCCGCCATCTGGTTTGCACGCTGGATCTTGGCGGGGTCGCCATGCGCATCCTTGATGGAGCCCGCCAGCTGCGCAGCGATTGCTGCTTGAGTGCGCTCGTAACCGGTTAGCGCCGTGGTCATGCCACCGATAGCAGAACCAACGCTACCGAATGCGCTGGCCATGCCTTGCGCTGCCGACTGCGCAGCCTCATCGAGGGCGCCAAGAATGTCGACCATCGCGTTCAGGTCTTGCAGAGGTTTGTCGTAAAGCTCTTGCTTTGCCGCCCCACGAACCTTGGCATCAGCGAGATCACGCATTTGCTGCGCCTGATCGCGGTAGATTTTCGCCAGCTTATTGCCGGGCTCCACCGCCTCAAGATCGGCTGCAGTCTCTTCCTTCCGCGCGGCTACGTTGTACATCCGGGCCGCCTGCAACTCAGCGACCTGCTTCGTGCTCAAGCCAATCGCTTGGTTTGCCTCGAACTGAGCCTCGGTTTGAGCAATGATGCTATTTAGTTCCGCCGTGGCGCCGACGATACCAGTCTTGTAAAGCGCCTCAGAACTTTGGCGGCGGCGATCTTGAAGCTCGATAAGGTCGTTTGTTTGCTTCTCTTCGCGGTTCGAGCGCTGCCCTCGGAGCGCCTGAATTTCACCCTCTTTGTCAGCCTGGTCCTTGCCGGAGTTAAATTTCTTCTTGACTTGGTCCAGCTCCGCCTGCTTGGACCGGATTTCGCGATCAATCTTCGCGAGCTCTTCCTTCGCGGTGTCGTTGATCGACTGCTCTTCGCTGATATCGCCAATGTTTCGCTGAGTCGCAATTCGAGCAATCCGGCGCTGCGCGAGCACGTCTTCAACTTGGTCGCGCCGCTTGAGAGCAGCGATGTTCGAATCGATGCCGGCGTTGTACAGGTCCGAATAGGATTTGCGGATATCCGCGACTCGCTTTTCCACGACTGCCGAGTCAAGGTGTGCTTCTTTGCCAAGCTGAATTGCAGCCGCGATGTCGCGGCGCTGTTGTGCCTCGCGATTTAGGAACTTGTCTGACTGTTTGTCCCACTCCTTCTGCGCGTCGTCGACCTTCTGCGCTGCGGCTGCTGCCTTGGCCTGGTCGTTCTGGGCTGCAGTCTTATTGCGGAGGGCGTTGATCGAACGCTCGTTGGCGTCCAGCTCAGCCTGATAGGAGGCCACGTCGGCGGCGAGGTTACGCTTCTTCGCGCGATCTAGATTTGCTTCAAGCGCTTTTCGCTCGTCGAGAAGATCATCGATCTTGTCGGAACTCGATTTCTCGCGACCTCCCGCAAAATTGATCGCGGCATTTGCTGCATCCGACGCGTACATCTTCAGGCCCAGCCAAGCCTTTTCCCAGCTGTTGAGCGTGGCAAGAACCTTATCCTTCTGCTCTTGAACGCCGTTCGCGTAAGCCTGTTGCGCCACATCTGCAGCACGCGTCATCTCGCCCTGGTCCTGCAGCGCCTTCACCACCCGGAGGGTGCTAGCGTCAATGAAGTGGTACTTCTCGTCGATCGCGTTCAGGGCCTGCAGTGGCGACTTGCCGAGCTTTTCGAACTCGCCGACGGTGTCCTCGACGGCGCGTCCGAGGATCTGCTGCGCGCCGATCGCCACGATGGCGAACTTCTGTAGGCTGTCGGCCGGTACCTGGGCAGTCTCCACCAGCGCAGCCACCGCGTCAGCGGCGTCGCGGGAGCCGGAAATGGCGGCAACGGTCCGCGCCATGTCTGTGAGGCGCCCCGATGTCACGCCTGCCGCATTGCCACTCAAGATGATGGAGCGCTCGAAGCGTGCCGACTCGTCGGCGCCTGACTTGTAAGCCAGCGCAAGGACGCCGGCGGCTGCCGCGGCAACAGTATAGGGATTGATAAGCCCAAGAACATACCCGCCAAGTGCGCGCGCGGCAGTACCTGCGCTGCCGAAGCTATCGCGCAGCTGCCCCCCCTGCTGCAGGAACACCGTGAGTGGGGCTTGACCGCCTTGCAGCGAGGTGACTATATCCGTTACCTGGGCTGGAACCTGACGCATGGCAGCGGCAATCTGCCCTGCCGACGCTCCAGCCGAAACCGCCGTGCGAGCCTGAGCCTGTTCGACGGCGCGCAGCTGGTCCAAGTACGGGCGGAGTGCTGCAGGGTCGACCCCACGCTGGCGCGCCATCACTTCGTAATAGGCTGCGCTCTGGCGACCACCTGACTCCATTGCCGCCGTAGTGCGCTGAATCGAGCCGATGATGCTGCGTTGTGCGCTTTCGACATTCCGAGCCGACGCCGTCGCGCCAGCGCCGACCTGCGCCACGGCCTGTCCCGCGCGCTGGGCAGCATCGACAGCCGGCCGCAAGCCAGCCTCAACTCCGCTGGCGTCAGCGACGACTCGAATCGTTGCGGTATTGGTGATCTCGCTCATTCATCCGTCCAAAAAAAAGGGCACCCGAAGGCGCCCAACAAAAAGCCAGCTCTAGGCTGGCTTATCGAATTCTGTTTTAGTTACACGGTGGTGGCTTGCTCTTGAAGCGCCGCGATAACGCGTCTGCGATTGCTCCCGCAGCCACCTTGCAAGAGGTTGCCGCTTTCAGTTCGCTCATGCTTACCTCGCGTTCATTCGAGGTATCTAGATGCTTCCCCCGCTTCCTCGCGATCGAGTCCTGTGTAATTTGATGGGACTTGTCATTGCTTTGTGCGTGCCGGGTCAACGAGCAATACTCATCTCGCATCTCTGCTTTACTAGCACTCTTGATGAAGAGGTACTCTGGCTCCTTGCAGGGATTCCCTTGCGCCATAACTCCGCACGACACGAAGGCCAAACCGATCCATAACAGGCGTTTCATCGCTCCCTCCTAGGGTGAAAGAGCGAATATATTACCGCAGTGCAAACAGTGAACACGAAAAGCCCTCCGAAGAGAGCTCTCGCTTTCTACCCATGCCGCGCCGGACCGGGCCCGACCCAACCATAGAACGCAAAAGGGGTGGTCGACTTAACCACCCCTTTTATGTTTACCAAAAAGAAATGTCTTTATGCTAAATTATCATTTCCAAATGACAATTTTACGGAGGCAAGCTGTGGCAAACAATCTTTTCGTTTCGTATGACCTGATTGCTCCGGACAGGGACTACGCGAAAGTCACCGAAGCAGTTAAGTCACTCGGGAGTTGGGCTAAGCTTGAGTACTCGATGTTTTACGTCAAGAGCGTTTTGAATGCGGAGCAAGCGGCCAAGCACGTTTGGTCATCTATGACCGCTAACGATAAGCTCATCGTTATTGACGCCACCGGAAACAACTTTTACTCCTTCAACCTTCCTGCAGACGTCGTTAAACATATGCAGGAACAGTGGTACCGCTGAAAGCCGTTATGGACTTCGATTCCGAAGAGGCTAAGCGCGTCCTCACAGCCTTACAAGCCTTTGAAACCCGCATCAATGAGATGCTTCACGATGCCGGCAACGGGCCAAAGTTGGCGCCCTGGATGGAAGACAATCTCCGCGCGAGGACGGTCGATCTTAAAGCGGACATCAAGGCTGCGGCGAAGCGCGGAAAGATCAACGATGATCGAGCCCCGCAAACGATCTACGAATCGGCTTTTTTCGACCCTGCGATGCGCGAAGCTTCGGCGAGGTTCATGCTGCGCACCGATACTAATCCATCAAGCCAGAAGTGGCGCTCAGGGATACACACGGTCCTGGGCGAGATTACGTACTACATCTATCAGTTGGAGCGGGACAGCTAACAATCTCTGTGAGTGCAAGCTCGACCACCGCAAGCTTCAAAAGTAAGTGGTCCTGCATGCATTCCAAGTGCTGAAGCGAGAGCGCTGGGCCTTCGACGCGGATGCGCTCGAACAGCCAGCCGGCCATCCGGACTGAGTGGATCAAATCATTCTTGGTGTAGCTGCCGTATTCTCTGCGGTAGTGCCGCATTGACCACTTTGCCTTAACTCGAGCGCGGCGTAGGTTTTCTTCCGACCCAGCGGACAACGAAGTTGCACTCATCTCTCCATCACTCCTTCTCAGCCATCACCCGCAGGGCTTCGTGCTCCATAGCCCGAATATCCTGCTCGAGCTCGTCCGCCTCTTCGTCCGACAGCTTCATGCGGTCGAGCTTGGCGAACAGCACCAGGTAGTCTAAGCCGGTCGCGCCGCCCATCCCTACTCGCCATTGCGTCTGTAAGTCGAGGAAGAGGAAGTAGGCCCGCTCGTTCTCGGGCCATAGCTCGACCGCTTCGCACTCCATATCCTCGGGCAACATGCCGGCCGCCGCGATCTCATGCTCGCTCGGCGCCGGCGTGTACATGGCCCGAGAGGCGCTTACGAGTTTCCCAGGCGGCCTTCGTTGATGGCCTTGCGATAGGTCTCGATTGCGGCCGAGATGGCGGCCGGCACTTCGTCGGCCAGCTGCTCGACCGCGGCGCGATCGAACTTCTCGTCCAGGTTCCAACCTTCGACGACCTGCATCAGGTAGTCCACCTGCAGGGAGACGTCGCGATCCAGCATGTCGACCTGCTTCAGCGGCTCGATCGACTCGCCTTTGTCGGCCTTCGACTTGATCGAAGCGATATCGGCTTCGTGCTGCGCCTGGGCGGCGGCTTGCACCTCGTCGGTCAGCTTGGCGAGCTCCTTGCGGCTGCGGTATTTGTACGTCAGCTCCATGCTGCCCTCGCCGCCCTCCACCATCGCGAAGGTGATGGTACGAGCGAACGATTTCGGGCGGGCGCCCAGCTTGATTTTCTGTGCCATGGTTATTCTCTTTCGGAATCGGAATAAAAAGACCTGCGAGGGGCGACCCCGCAGGCTGGAAAAGGCCGGCACCGCGCCTGTTAGGCGCCGACCTGGCAACACACTTACGAGGCGTAACGGACCGGGCGGCCCTGAAGCGCCATGCCGCACTTCACGACCATGGCGTTACCCTTGCCCATCGATGGGGTGGGATTAAAGCCCATCAGGCCCGAGTAAAGCAGCGTCGCGCCGGTTGGCAGAACTGCGCGGACGGCGGTTTGGGTCTGGTTATCGGTGGCCGACTGCAGCACAGCGTGGTGCGGCAAGGTCTGGTCGTCTGCGATGGTCATCGTGACCGACGTCGCCGAGAAGCCGTTCGGCACTTGGATCTCATCCGGGTAGTCGAGGAACTCTTCGGTGTTGTACTTCGGATCCCCGCCGGAGACTTCGAACGCCTTCATGAACGGGATCGGCACCCAGGTCGAGATCTTGCGCACCGAGCCCGTGCCGGCGCCGGCTGGGAAGATTTTGGTGGACGTGGTGTCGAAGCCCTCCAGGGTCACAGTCGTACCGGTGGCGGTCTTCACGCGGAAGACGCGGCCATTGGCGCGCGACCAGGTGCTGGTGAACTCCAGGAAGTCGCCGACCGCGTAGGTATTGGCAGCAGTGGTCAGCACGCACTCCGAGGCGTTGGTCGCAGCCGAGACCGAAATAGCCGCAGCGTATGCCGAAGCAACCGCGAAGGCGGCGCCGTTAGGGACAGAAATTGCCATTGATATGGGCCTTTCAAGTAAAAAGCCCGGAGCCCGGGCATGAAAAAAGCCGCCCGTATTTCTCGGCGCGGCTCGGTTTAGGTGATGCGCAACGCTACAGCCAGAGGCTGAAGTCCTGCATGGTCCCGCGGTACTGAGTTGTTTCGTCGTAAGTGGCAACGCGGCCGGTAAGAACCTCGGGCTGGAGGTCGACTGCAGCGCGGACCGCATCTTCGACTTGGGCACCGATCTCCGACGCCACGAGGCGGGTAGCGGCCCACACGTTGAGTTGCATGCGCGTGTTGGTCTTACCTGGCGCCTCGCCGCTCAGGAAGTTGATCGGCTCGCCGCCGACGGCTTGATATGTGATGTACGGGACAGGCTCTCCTTCGGGTGCGACGTCAGGGTAGATGCGCCCGCCGGCGAGGCTTTTCAGCACTTCATAGACTTGAGCTTCGATCGTCATTGGGATGCATTCGCCAGTAAGAGTTGGATCAGCCTTTGTGTCATGACGTCTACAGCCTCCTGTTTTTTGCTCTCATAGGCTGGGCGCATGAACGGGTAAGCCGGTACGGTGGCGTCGCCATACTCCAGTAGAGCAGCGGCGCGATGGGATTTCCACCCGACCTTTCGGCCTCGCTTGCCGTAGTTGGTGTTCTCTGGGACAAACTTGTGGCCCTTCTCCACCCACTTCCAATAGAAGGCATCATCGCCACCGTATCCACCCTCCCGGACCGTTACAAGGTAGACCTGCCGGATCTTCCCGTCCGAGTCCTCTGTCAGGCGCTTGACAATGATGTTGTCGTGGATCGTCCAAGTCTTCGCGTGCCTGGCGGCGTTACGCTTTGCCTCCTCGCGGAAGATCTCGGCGCCGGCAAAACCGGTTACCCGCAGTACGTCCTCGCCCACCGCATCATCGAGCCTGGACAATGCGGTCGCGAATTCGGTTTCAAAGCGGGAAGTGTCGAACTCGATCATTTCACGCTCTCGCAGACCAGAAACATGAACTGACGATCATTGGAGTCCGGTAGTGGCGGCCCTTTTATCTCGTACTCCTCGCCGAGGTATTGCACGCGCATCGTGCTGTCGACGTCGGCTCGCGCACGGATCCGTATCGAGGCCCGCCTTACGTTCACCAGGAGGTTCGCGCGCAGCACTTGAGCGCCGGTTTCGAATAGAACGTTAGCCCAGACGGTGGCAACCCCTGACCAGCTTTCTGTGGGCTGGCCCGCGGCGTCCTTACTCGGCTCCCGACGTAGCAACGTGACTCTGTGGTTCATCACAAGTACACCATCAACCCATCCAAGAGGCGCTCGAAGTTCGCCTCTTTTGCGTTCGCCACCGGCGCGAAGTACTGGTTCAAGCGCGCCAGAATGTAGCTCTTGGCCTCATCCGGCACATCCGCATCGGTAGGTCCGTAACCGCAGGTGAACTGCACTTCGACGGCATTGATGCGCGCTGCGGTCGCTGGCCAGGCCTTGCCCGGCGCTGGCACGATGTACCCGGGCTCGCTCTTGTCATCGACGAGATAGTCTTGCGGGTCGAGGGTTTGCAGGACGCCGCTCGGGTCGTAGAACTTGACGTGCTCGACGCCGATAACCGGCGACTTGGGCAACTGGATCGCGCCCGGGAATGCATCCAGCGCGACCTCCCAGGTCTGCTCAATGAACGCCCGCGCCGTCTTGTGCTCCGCGTCACGGGTATATGTCCGTGCCTCGCGTGCAATGTCGTCGTCCAGGGCCGAAACGCCATTCTCATCGACATCGACACGCGCCGAACGCCGCGCAGCTTCCATCGACACCGCCGGTGCTGCTGGAGGTGTGATCAGTCGTATGCTCATCTGGAGTTCCTTTGCATTGCCGGTGGCCGGCCGTTCGCGACCTGGTAACCTGGCCCATCGGGCGCTCGAGCGTATTCGACGGCGGGCACCGGCTCGCGCAAAAGCTGAGCCTTCACCGCGGGCAGATCGGCTACGCTGTACCCCGGCGGCGCGCAGGCATCAGCCACATCAGCAGTTGGTGCTGCGCACTGCTCTTTCGAAGCTGCTGCTGCGCGCTCGAACTGGTCGCGCACCGCTGGGAGATCGGCGATGTTGATCATCAGGGGTCCACCTTGTTGAACCAGGTGGTTTTGTCGAACCGCTCGCCGTTGGCGCAACGCACCCGGGCGACCCATTTCCAGTCTGCTGGCGGATCGCCTTGAACGCCACCGAGGAACGCGACCACATAGGTCTTCTGGACACCGGCAATTGTGGCCACCTGAATGGTCGGCTCCTCGATTTGCGCCACGCCAACGAGCACCAGCACCACGCTGAGCGCGGTCGTGTTCCGATCGGCTAGTTCCTGGGTGATGTCAGCTGCGTAGTGGCTTTCCTCGTCCGGGTCGCGGTTGCAGATCCACTATTGCACTCATCTGATCAAACCTCACTCTCGGGCCGCTGCCCTCAAACACGACAACCCGGCTTCCGCTGCCTTCGAAGACGACGATGCGCGCCGGGGATATTTTTGATACATCGATGGGGCCCGCCACACCCGCGACGTCGAACGTCCCGACAAAGTCACGGAAGACCTGCTGCCGCACGTCGAAGGTGCCGACGAAGTCGCGCGAGACCTTGGCCAGCACGTCGAATGTCCCGACGTAGTCGCGGAACACGCTCGCACGTACATCAAAGGTGCCGGTGAAATCGCGGTAGACCGGTGCCAGGACGTCGAACGTGCCGATGTAATCCTGGTAGACCGGCGTAGTCGCGACAACGCCCTGGTCGATCATGAAGACGTCGACGGCGCCGGTCCCCATCGCGGTGGCAAATAAATATTTGTTGTCACCGCTGACCGTAACGCTGTATGGACCGCCGCCACCGCCACCCTGCGGCGATGCCAGGCCTCGATTCGATGTGGTGACGGAGCCAGGCGTCTTGAACGTCAGCGCTCCAGATGTCGTGTTGCGGTTGTACTGCGCGATCTTCTGTACGTCGCTAATCGCGACATAGACGGTGGTGTTGCCGGCATCTTTCGATAGCGCGAGCCCCCAGGGGCCGCCGTTATTGTCCGACGTGTTGCCCGGGGGAGTCAGCTTGGTACCGAGGCTATTATCGGAGCTGCGCGGGAAGCAATCGGTAAACTGGTTACCGCTGTCCGCTGCTACATACACAAACAGGCCATCATCGGTGATGGCCACGGCGTCAGGGAAGCTAGACGACGTAGCAATGGACGGCGTAGGCGCGGGTGACAGAAGCCCGGTGACCGGGTCGCGCGTGAAGCAATACAGGGCGTTGGTCGAGCATACGTAGACACCAGTTCCGTCCACCGTTATGGCGATGCCCTGGCAATTCTGGGGGCTGGTTGCTGCCGTTATGACGTAAGGCGTTCCAAGAAAGCTAAGCGCACCGGTCGAGGTATTGCGAAGCAGCTGAAGAACGCGCCCAGTGTCGCGGCAAGTAATGTAGACGTGATTATTGTCCGGCGAAATCGCAATGCCGTTTGGCACAGCCATGTAGCTGTTCGTGTTCGCCAGATTCCCGAAGAATGTCAGCGAGCCATCTGTCAGGTCGCGCGTGAAGATAAAGACGCCTGAGCCGCCGGTCGATAGCACGTAGACGTTTTTGCCGTCCGGCGCAACCGCCACCCATCGGGACAGACTGCCGGCCGGCAGGCTCAGCGCCTTGCCTGGAATTTGGGACGGGGCGCCGGTACTTGGATCGATGGCGAGCTGATAGACCAGCGATGCCCCGCTGGTGTTATCGACGACGTACAGATTATTGCTGTACGTCGCGGAACCGTACGGCTTGGCGTTGGCCGGCAGCGCGAACGTCGACGCGAGGGTTAGTGCGCCCTTATTGGCCATATCTTCCCCTGATTAAGCCGCGGTATCGCCGCCAGGGCGCAAGGTGTACTGCGTGCCGGTGACCGCGACGGCGCCGGCCGCCGTGATGCGCCGAATCCAGACGGCGCGAGCTGAGACGGCCGGAATGTCGCCCAACGTCGCGGAAGCGCCGAAGGTCACGCCGGCCGGCGCGGTGTTCTCGTCGGCTACCGTCTGCTCGGTGCCATTCACGGCGCTGGTACCGACACCCACAGCAATCGTGGTGGATCCCTCCGGCGTGTCAGACTGGACCGCGACATAGGCACCGATCAGGGTCTGAGAGCTGTTGTTATGCAAATAGACGCAGCGGTATTCGACGTCGCCTGCCGTAGACTCCGCTCCGGTTACGGTGTCGAAATGGCCGGTCGCCGTTACGGGGACAACGGTCGAAGACTTTACGCCGCCCAGCGAAGCAGTCAGGTTGGAATTACTGGCGCCGCCAGAAAGGCGAAACACGATATCGGTCGGTTGGATTGCCATGGCGGCCTTTCATTGTTCAGCGAGCCGGCCGGCGATAAACGCCAGCAGCTCGTCGTCGGACTTGCCGACTATGTCTTCAGGGGGAATCGCCACCGAGGCAGTTTTGCTGCGAACGATGACGAAAAGAGCGCCCGGAGCCGCGGCCTCGACGCGCACGTTGGCGAGCCAGACGACGGTTTCGGGGCTCATGGAGTTACTGCGCTTTGGGCTTGCGGCCAGGCTTTGGAGCCGGAGCAGCTTCGTCTGCGTCACCGGCGGGATCGGCATCGGCGTTGCTCGGAGCATCGCCCGCCCCTACGGCTTCGGCCATATCTGCGCCGAGGAAGGCAGACGCCAGGTCACGCTCGCCGATCGAACCGGTCAGGTCGTATTCGACGCCTGCCTCGTAGGTAGCAACCCGGATGCCATCGACAGATCCGGGAGTGGTGCTCAGCATGCGGATCTTCATGTTTAAGCGGTCGGCGCGCTGGCCGGTTTGCCGAGAATGACGTGAGCGGCGCAGTCCAGGGTCGGGGTCGTGCCGGCGACCGTTTTCAGGATGGCGCGGATGTAGCGTTTGTAGCCGATGTAGCTCACCTGGGAGACCAGGTTCGCCGCGGTGATTACCGGCTCGACACCACGCAGGTCTTTGTCCGCGGCAGCGGTGAAGGTGGTGTTGTCATCGCTTTCCTGCACTTCGAAGGTGAAGGTTGGCGAAGCGGTACCGCCGATGGCGCCGTTCGAGAACACGACGGAAGCAGCGTTGTAGCCAGCCAAGTCGACGCCGGCGCCGTTCGCGGCCGCGGTGCGGGTGGCCGGGATCAGGGACTGGACCGGCTTGATATTGGATTTCAGGTCGCGCATGGACGATTCCTTGAGAATTGGTTACGAGGCTCCCCGGCACGTAGCCGGGGATTGGCTGGCGATTAGGCTGCGATCTTCAGCTTGCGGCCGGCTTCGGCCTGGCGCACGCCGCCACCCACGCGACGACGTGCGCGGAACACAACCAGGCCATCATCGGCGCCGGTGGTGTAGTCGGCCTGCAGCGAGACGTTCACTCGGTCAGCGATCACATACAGCTTTTTCCAGTCGGCGAAGACGACCGGGCACGCGTTCGCCGCGACATTCGGCAGGTCAGCCATTTCGGCGTAAGCGGCACCGAGGATGGTGTTCGGCATGCCGTTGGCGATGCCGGGAGCCCACAGATACTGATTGGTGGAGTCCTTGAGCTTGCGCACCTGGCCCAGCGTGTTGCGGTTCAGGCCGAAGATCGCGCTGCGGGCATAGGCGGTTTTCAGATCGCTGTAGAGGGTCAGCATGCCGTCAGCGGTCAGCAGGTTGGCGTCGCCGCTCTTGCTGAAGCCGATATCGGGATTGACCAAGATACCTTCCATCTGGGCCGAGCCACCGGTGCCGCTGATCGACTCGACGCCTTCGCGCAGCTCGGCGAACAGATCGTAGTCGGAGTCTTCCAGCATCTGCTGCGAGACCTCGATACGCGCGAACATCTCTGGTGCGAAGAACTGCAGCACGCCATAGGCCGGGTCGCCGGTGTTGGTGCGCTTTTGCGTCTCGCCGATGCGCGAAGCGGCGCCATTGCCGATCTTGCGCGGCATCTTCAGGCTGTCGGAGCCGATCGTGCGAACGGTTGCCAGCGCGCGGATCGGGGTCATCTCGATGATGTTCTTGATGATCTCCTTCTGCATCTCCGGCGGCGCCAGCAGGTAGCCGGCACTTGCATCGTCGCCCTTGACCAGTGCCGCAGAGCGCTCGCGGACCATCTGCATGTCCGCCGGATCGCGGTCGCCGGCCGATTTGCGCATCACGCGGTTGAACGCGTCCATGTATTCTTGCGCAGCTTTCGCCTGCGGGTCGGAGGCGCCGCCCAGACCCGCGCGGTTGGCGATCTTCTCGATCGAATCCAGTTGCTCCTGCATGGCCTTGTTTTGCTGCTCGATCAGCACCAACTTCTGGTTGCCTTCTTCGTGTTTGTCGAAGACCTTGTTGATCTTGTCGAGCTTTTCGTTCAGCTCGGCGCTTTGCTTCTTCAGGTTCGCATCGTTCGTCTGTTTGAACTCGGTGAACGCTTCCATTACTTCTTGAACGGCGTCTTTGTCTGCCATGGTCATTCCTTGATGGTGGAGGTAAGTTGTTTGATGCCTTGCGCAAGCCGGCGCGCGGCTGCGTTCTGCTCATCCGCAGGGTCCCCACCATCACGGAGGGGCTTTACTGGCGGTTCGGGCGAATCGTCGCGATTCACCCGCGACATCGCAGCGGCTGCGATGCGCTTTGCTTGCGCGTTCGAGAGCCCTTCTCCATCGCGGAGGAAGGCTTCGAACTCGCGAATTTCAGGACCGCCGGCCGAGGCCAGCAGATTGCTTGGGGTGTTTTTGAAGTGGTTCAGCATCGCCGAGGCGGCGGCTTTCTTCTTCTTGGCCGGGACCATCGTGTCAGCGAAGCCGGCGTCGACCGCCGCTTGCCCGAGGAACCAGGTCTCGGCGTTCACCCAAGATTCGAGGTCGGCGCGCTTGGCGCCGGTCCGGGCTTCGTAGATGTTGATCAGGCCTGCCTGCAGCTGGTCGAGGACATCGGCCTCCTTGCGAAAGGCATCGGCGTCGCCCCACATTCCTGACCATGGCTTGTGGATCATCAGGTTGGCGCCTTCGCTGATCCGGATCTCATCGCCGGCCATTGCGATCACGCTGGCGATCGAGGCGGCGATGCTGTCGATGTGGACAACGATGTGAGACGTGTGACGAGCCAGCGCCTGGTAGATCGCCAAGCCTTCAAAAACGAGCCCACCACCACTGTTGATGCGCACATTGATGGTGTCGACGTCCAGGCCTGCGATCTGGCTCGTGATCGATTCGCCGGTAATACCTT